CTTTGCCCTGAAATCGTTGGCTCAATCGTGCGCAGTGTGCTGAGGTCTTTGCACTTTCCGATCCATTTCAGTCCATCAGATGAAGCCATATTTTGGCGAAGCGTATCGCCGTCCATTAGAACGAAGTGAGTAACGTCGTTAGCAAAGCTGGTTGCATCGGTTCCGGTGGTCGTAAAGCCGACGTTAGTAGCAGCATTCAGGCGGTAATACTGATTATCGTAGCGAATGTACTGATTGCGGGCGCTGAACTGAAATGGACCGTTTTCATAGTTACCAAGAAAGACATAACCAGAACTGTTAAGAAATCCCTGGAAACGATCCTCTTTGTCAGTTTGAGCCGCATTAAATGCCGACTCCTGCGAATCCATTTGTTCGGCCAATGCTACCGAAGCGGCGATTCGTTGTTCGTCTGCTTTTTTTTGCATTCCGAACATGGTGTCACGAACTATTCCAGTTCTGGTGGTGACGCTGATCTCAGGTGAATTTACAAAACTATCTATCGTTTCATTATTATCCCACACATCCGGCATAGCTGGAGATGGGACAGGGTAACCCGTATTATATTGAGTCATAGTTTCACCAAAGGTGGAGTATAATAAATTATTGACTTAATGCTGGAGGCGTGAAAATGCCATTTTTATATGAGCCTCCTATGCTAAATGGCTTATCACCACATTTTATTACGGTCATCCCCTCTGGCGGCATCCATTCCTCCGCCCCATTCCAGACAATAATATTTACGACAATGCCAGCACTATCTATAACTGCCCATGCATTATTATCCATTATGCATACTCCTCAATAATAACAACCCCATCACGACCTGATGCTCCAGGTTTCAAAGATTGCGATACGCCATTAGAACAGCCAGATGCACCAGAACCATAACCGCCACCAGTATTTGCAGGCGTATTAATCGCCGGGACAGAACCACCAACCCCTAACTGGCTATTTGCACCTCGAGATCCGGCAGCGTAACTGGTGGATACAGCTACAGCTGCCTCAGAACCAGATCCAGAAGTACCTATAATATTCCACCCTGTCGGGCTATTTGAGTTTGTATTTGCCACGGGCTGGAATGGAGGGATAGCCGGTCCTGCTGGCAATCCCGCCTTGCCGCCAGGTGCTGAGATAAGAGTACCTACGGATGTTGTCCCGCCATCCCCTCCGTATGGTGAAATTGCTGTACCCCCCACGCCGCCGCTACCAATCGTCACCGTGGCCGATGATAATGCGGATACATCATAGATGCCCTCAGCATATGCACCAGCCCCGCCGCCATTACTTATCGAAACCTGCCCAGCGGCGGTAGCCGGAGCAGCAGAACTTCCAGCCCCCGCTCCCAGAGCTCTGATGCGCCATCTTTTTGCACCGGCTGATTTAGTAATTAGCGCGCTACTGGTGACAACTTGCACACCCAAAAGGCGGCCAGGCATACTATTTTTAAGGTTAGAAAGAATTGCTTCTGTATTACCGTTATCCAGCACATCTACATTTGCTGAGTCTGCGATAAATTGAGCAAGGACGTTAGCCATTACCGTAGCCTGCCTGAGAGCTTTATTCACCTGTGCTGAAGAGGCCTTACCAGATGAAAATCCGCTAACTAACGCAGCAAGGGCTAAATAATCAGCCTGAGAAATTACGTTTGCGCTGTTTCCAGTTGCAAAAGCTTTAAAATCATTGGTAGGCATTATAAATCTTCTCCCCAGTTTCCAGAGTCAAATCCGGATATATATTCGTTATCCACATCAAAACCAAAAAAAGAATAGCCACCATTTGACGGCATCTGTATTTCCCTCACCTTTACACCCGCAGCTTTAACGGTCATATATCCGTTTTGTATAGCCCACCATAATTCAGCATTAACCTGATCGATGGGATTCAGGTCATAACGAGACGGAACGTAACCGGGAGGTAATGCGATGAATGGCCCCTTATTAACTGCGCTATCGAGAATCATCCTGTCAATTTCACTGATAACAACCGTAGGGTCAGGAAGTATCCATATAGAAATGGACATATCCTGATTATCGACAATTGCCATACGAATACCCGATCCTGTCAGGGCATTGTCGAGAATCTCAGGCAATGTGTCGTTCTGCCCGTTCCAGTTATTTATAGCAATTTTGACTTTTAGCACCAGTCGATAAACTTCGTCACTCAGGTCAAGAAACCCATCATCAGGATCGAAAGGTCCCTGCCAGACGCCCTGGTCCCAGCCAAGTTTTTCTGTATCCCACGAGAAATACACGCCAGAGATAGGCGTCCTGACCCTGCGCTTGCGGCCTATCCATTCCCCCAAAATATCCAGCTGCTGGCCGATGGCGGTATCAATGTCAAAATCCTGAATCATGCCTGTCATTGCAGCTGAAACGTCGATTAACGGTTGCGTTGAGAGGTCGATGTGTGCAAAAAACTTAGGTTTCCCTGCGTGATAGTTCGTTATCCTGTCAGTGTATTTACTCATACAGACACTTCCAGATTAATGTCCTCAACCCTGCAGGATGCGGAGTGATCGAAATCTATTACGATATTGGTCGCTGCCACTCCTGCCGAAGAGGTACCAATCAGCAATTCGGTAATGTCGTAGTATCTGGAATTTCCGCCGCTAACTACGCCCAGATTTGCCGGAGAGTAAATGCGGCTCAGCAGGACACTGGCGCCAATGGCCAGCGAGTTGATATACGCAGCCACAGCTGCTTTTATCTCGTCCCCTACCTGCGAGGTGTATCCCGTCAGTGGACTGATGGTAATTTTCACAAAAACAGGAACATCAACTGGTCGTGAGAATCCGACAGGGTGAGGATTTCCGTACTTATCAGGCACAACAATCACCGTACTACCGTAGGGTGTTACGCCCTGCCCTTTCACACCACGAATGCTGTTTGCAATGACTGTCGCATCACCACCTTCGACAATGGCCGCGATTGAGTGCGGAGGCAGGCCATTTGAATCAGTGTTATCTGTATCGTTCTCATACAGCTTGTGACGGGTTACGCCGCTGATATTTGCTATCGCACCATCTACCGCCTCAAACGGCGTCAGAGACGGCAGCGCAACGCTCTGCGACTGTCTGACGCGCAGCTCAGCATCGGTTTCCGCCGCCACGCCAACGGTGGCCGCCAGTGGGTTAGTTACTGAGGCCCACCCACGCGTCGGCGTATTGATGCCGTTTACTGACCCTGCTACCGCGGCAACCGCACCCGAGTTCACACACGTGGCCGTAGCTACCACAGTACCGTCGGAGCCAATGACCACCGTCGCAGGCAGATTCCAGACCACACTATTCGTGTCCCGTACCGAGCCATTGGTAATGGTTGTACCGACCGTACCGGTAAGCAGCAGGTCGACAGTTGAATTTGTCGCTGCGCGCCGGGTGATGCCGTTAATTTTGACGTTGCTCGTCAACGCGTCACCCAGGGCCGTCGCCGGCGAAAATGACCTGTAAACCGAAATGGCCGTATTATTGGCGTCGTGAATGGCTAGCGCCACCAGCGCCACCATCTGGCCGTCTTTGCTGTCCGGGTCGAGATAGGCATCACTGCCATAAATCTGCTGGAAATAACCAGTGATGGTATCCAGCACAGTTTGATAATCGGGCGCACTAATCCCCTCAGCGGTTACCGTTGCCGATAAGCCGAGTGTGTCGAGGTCCAAAGACATTACGCCTCCGAGGTTACTGTGGTTGTCCCGTAGATGGTTTCTACCGTTGCTGTGAACGTTACACGGCGCGTGGTGCCGTCAACGGTGGTATTAAATGCAGTAATTGAGCTAACCCCCTGCGTTTCGAGGATCCGCTTACGGATAGCAAGGTTGTAGGTGTCCGGCTTTTGCTTACCCAGAACTGACTGAATCCACGGCGTACCCGCTGTGGTATCCAGAAACCATTGCCCGTACCAAAGCAGGAAGCGCGTTTTAATGGCCTGCGCGACGGCCTCGGGGGAGTTAACCAGCCAGGCATCATCACCCTGACCGAAGGTGTAATCCCCGTCATCATCTTCTCGACGGTATCGCATATCATCCTCCGAGTGGTGCTGTACTGCTGCCACCAGGCTCAACGCCACCATGCGTATGCTTATCAACGATTGAGCCATCCACCAGCTGCAGGCGGCCGTCCGAAAGAATTTTAAGCCCGTTCAGGTTAAAACCTCCCGGCGCCGTGCCGTTGATAGCTCCGCTGGCAGGATTAAGGCTCAACTTTGTTTCCCCGTCATCGCTGCGCAGCTCTACCGCACTGGTGCTGATACCGCCGATTTTCTTCGCCTGAGACTGCGGGCCGACAATGCAGAAAGCATCGGATAAATCGTGCATGCGCCCGTCTACCGGCTCCTGTATGCCCCCGCTCTGCCACCAGAAATCAATACAGCGGTCTGCAAAGATAACAAGGCATTCATCACCAGCCTTAACAGGAAAAGTCAGCGTGCAGCCTCCGCCGCGAGGGAATAGGACAGGAACATCTACCAGCAGCGGATAATCATTCGTTAATTTGTTGCCGTCGTTATCGCGTTCGATATAGCGGATAGCCGGCCGCACTACGGCGGTCACTGCGTCAGGATCGAAAGACTGGATGATGCCGGGCATTGCAACACGAAGCTGTTCGTTAAGCGTCTTCCTCTCTGACGCCAGAACCTCAGCAAGCGCCCCACTGCGGGTTTTATCGGATACTGCCATTTGGTTTACTCCGGGCAATAAAAAACCCGCCGGAGCGGGTTATTTTTTAAGCTTGCATTTTTCAGTGGTGCCGTCACCTCTTGGTAGATTATCGGCATCAAGAGTACGCTTTTGCAGCGTCATCGTTTTATGAATGGTATTGAATACGAGAAAATGATGCACGTGAATGCCTCCATTCTGCCCCCATTCATCAAACTCAAAAATAATGGCGTTTTCGTCATCTTCATAGGGATTTGAAAACCCTTTGGTATCGCTCATCAATACGCCATTTTTAATTGCTGCGTGCTGATAATTTACACTCTCATATAATATGTAATTATCTTTACCGCAAATTATATTTATTGGCGGGCCGGACACCCCAGAAGCAAAAGCAAAAAGTGGAGAGCTTAAAAGCAAAGTAGTTAACAATTTAACGTGATACATAATTAGCTGGGCACCTTTCTGCAGGGGAACGACCCGATGATTTTCGGGGCATCCATACTGTTTTGCAGAAGTTGGACATTAAGGAACGCCTTACCGTTACGCTTCACGAATTCAAAGCCGTAATTATTACCATCGCGAGCAGGCATAAGACCCATGTCCATTTTCATGTTTGCGTAATCGCCATCCTTCCCCAAGAATTTTACTTTCTGTGATGTGACAGTCTCACCATTGATCACGGTCATACCTTCGCCGGTCATTATGTAATTGCCACACTGGATTGCAGCCATCGTCGGCATGGATACCATCACAGCTAATGCCAAGCAAAACTGTTTCATTAGAGCCCTCTCTCCCGCGCAGATGAGGAGACCAGATCCGCCGCACCACGCGCTTCACACATCATATCCATGTACCACGCCTGGCCCCTTGTGTCGCCAGTGTACATAATGCCACGGACAATATAAACGCCGTCAGTCGCAATACTGGCAGGCTGCGCAGTCGTGCCTTCAATGGTGATGTTTCCGTTGTTGTTCTGGTCAGTGATACGCCCTTGCGTCATGGCGATATCGTTATTTCCCAGCACGGTACGGAATACAGAAGCCTGATTCAGCTCGATCAGTCCATTAACGCGGATGTTAGGGTTAATCAGGCAACGGACGTTAACGCCGCTACCAATGGTCTGCTGAGGCATACCCACAAGGCCGGTGGCGCTGTTCAGCTTAATGGCTTCGTGAACAACCTCATTTTTCGCCACCATTTCCCGCTTGCCGTCGACAAACATCCAGTCAGCCTTGCATTGCTCGGCGACGTTATCCATCAGATGCCGGGTCATACCAAAAAGCACCCTGCCGCGAGGGAATACCGTTGCAGGCATTGCAGGGGTATTCCCTTCCGTGGCCCCGTTAGCGTTGAAGTCCTTCATGAGCACGGCATTGACGTCTGAGACTGTATAGCCAGCCGCCAGCGTCTGCGCAGTGATCGATGTAGCGAATGCCCGGTCAGAATCAGCCGCCTGAATGAGGACAAAGCTATCAACGGGGTTATCTTTCCCTGTGATGGTGTACCGGATTTCCCCGTCGAAAATCAGCCCATAATTTCGACCATCCATCTGCCCGACTTCATCGGGATTTACTGTCCTGGCGACGCCTACCTGGCTGGCTGAAACGTCAGCTGCAATGCCATCGTAACCAGCGATAACCCTAATCCGGGAGAATTCCTCACCGACGATCCGGTTTACGGTATCAGCTGAAAGGTTATAGATTTTGAAAGTACCTACTCGCGTTTCGCTGCTGAGGTTAAACCAGTCGATAGTAAAAGTGCTCTTGAAGCTACCAAAATCAGTAGCGTTACCCTTCGAATCGACTAATTGCAATTCGAAGTGCCGCATCCAGTTCTGAGACATTTTTACTCCGTTACCGCATAAAGATGGCTATAAATCCCCAGATCGGCCTCAGTGGGATTTTCGCTGGACTGGTTGTCGCAGCCAACATAAAGCGAAAAGCCAAGCCCGAGATAGCGATACTGCGCCAGCAGGTCGGCGCCGGTGATAAGCGGGATCCCCTTTATCAGGTCCGCACCGCTGCTATCCATAATATCCAAACACCAGAAAACAGCACGCCAGGTCACAGCCATTTGCAGACTTTGACCTGCCACGGATATGGAGAATCGCTGGTTTTCCGGGGAAAGAGGGATTTCGCTGATCGTCATTTACCCTCCCGCTACAAAGCCACTTAACCGGCTCAATATTGATTCATTTTTTTGAACTGGCGTTTTCACCCCGGAGTTTTGCACGGCTGAGGTGTTCGCCCCTAACTTCATATTGGACTTTGGAGCCACCTGCGTAGTGGTTGTGCTTGTGATAATCACTTCCCGTAGCGTCAGCACAGCAGAGAGAATATTTTCCGACGTCCTGTCGGTAGTGACCTCAAGCGCACGGATCAGCATATTGGTGTAAATCCGCTTACCGGTCACCACATCTAAAGGCACCCTGCTGCTCTGCAGATTTAACAGTTCCTGATACGTCTCCTTCGGGCCAATACCTACGCTCAGCCCAAGAGAAGACGTATCTACAAAGTCAAGCAAGGAACCGCCACCAGCGAAACCGACCTGCATTACCACTTCCGAAGGACGCCGAAATGCATGGTCGGAAATTGCTGCGCCTACCTCTACGGGATGCTCGGTTATTTCAAGAGAGTCATCGTGCTTTTCCGAAATAACAACACTGGGGACTATCAGCCCGATCCGCCTGCTCTGCTGCTGAAAGAGAGTAGAAAGAATATCCATCATCCTGCTCCAGTTTGGTTATTTCTCAGCACCCTGGCATTAGCATCAAGCTGGCGGCGACTGACTTCCTGCCCAATTTCCTGAGCATTCCCGCCATAGATGTTGTAGGTGTTTTGCTGGTTCACCTGCGCCCCAGCCCCCGGCATATTGCTCAACACCTTCGGGATATATTGCCTGGTTTCCTGCGGCATCAGCGCCATGCCGTACTTCTGCACGTTACCAATCCCCCAGTTATAGGAGGCCAGAGCTTTGTTCAGGTCCCCTCCATTTTTTTGCAGGAGCATAGAGAGATACCGTGCTGCCGCTTCCGCTGATTTTACAGGGTCAAACACGTCATTGCCGCGTAAGCCCATATCACGAGCTGTACCCGGCATAAACTGGAATAACCCCTGGGCTCCAGCGCCTGAAATAGCAAACTGATTTCCACCCGACTCTGTCAGAGCGACGCTGCGGAGCAGTCCTGCCGGGAGGTTATACATCGCTTCCAGCTTACCCATCATGGGTGCCATCCAACCCAGCAGCTGAGCTCCTGCCTTAGTTGCCTGTGGGCGTTTTACTGTCCCATAAGCATCATAAGCATTGGTCGCGCCGCCGGTATCGGTAATGCTGTCCCACCATGAATAGAGGCGATTAAGCGCCTGGTTAGCACCTCCCAGAAGACCATCAGTACTACCCTGCTTCTGGTTCATGCGATCGACCAGGTATTGACCTACGTCTTTTCCTTCTCGCTTTGCCTCTTCCTGAATTTGGCCAATTTTATCCCAGGCGCTGATAGCAGCCATTGCGGCAAGAATTGGGCTAAACCCACGACCGACTTTGGCAATACCAAGCAGCATTCTTGCTGCCCAGCTACCGGCAACAAACGTAGCCAGTACCTCAAAGGCATTCTGCCAGCCGCCAACATCGTCCTTCAGACCCAGCAGTTTCCCGCGAAGCCATAGGATGGCCGCCTTAGCCTTTTCAATTGCTGGCTCCCATTGCTTCCAGTCAATGAGACTTTTACCGCCTTCCTTCCACGTTCTGTAATCGTCGTAGAGCAGCAGTAGCGCACCAGCGAACGCCAATACCCAGGTAATCGGAGAGGCAAGCATTGCAGCGTTCAGCAACCGCCAGGCAACGAGTAAGCCGCCAAGCGCCTCAATAAGCTTTTGCGAATCCCTGTCAAGCCCACTCCACCAGGAACGGATATCACTGGCGGCCTGGATAAGGCGGTATATTACCCTGCCTACCATCTCACCAGCCCAGAGAATCCCTTTGACGGTAGCGGTTATTGCGCCTTCAATTTTCGGGAAGTTGTCCAGTATCTGGCGGCGCAGCCTGTCGAGAGAGCCAGCAAGGCCATCAGCGAGACTGGAGCCGATTTTATCCCGCGCCATCCCTGCCATTTCGCCGAACGACCGGAGCGACGTCATGAACCGGTTAGAACTTACTGCAGCCTGATCGGCATTAAATCCGATCGCTTTCGCCATAGCAGAATATTCGCCGGAGAACCCGCCGACACCGCGCCGCATCGCCATCAGGGTGTTTTCATCAATACCCAGCATGCTGGCGTACTGGTTAGCCCGGTAATATGGCATGCTGCTGAGCTTCTGGCCTACCCCGGTGAAGATGCTTGCCATATCGCGCATATTGCCGCTGGCGTCGCGTGTCTGCACACCTAGGCGATTAAGGAAGCCCTCCGCACCGGGATTGGTTCTGATAAACCGTGCAAGACTCTCCAGCGAACTCATCGCCGAGTCAGCGCTGCCGCCAACCTGCGAAATAGCATAACTAACCTGTTTAAGCCCCTGCACCGTCGCGCCAGTGCGCTGGGAGGCCCAGTACAGCTTGTCAGATGCCTGGGCTATTTTTGCCGTAAAGGCGATAGCAGAGAGCGCCGCCGCCTCGACGGCGAACCCGGTTTTAATGGCGTTAGAAGTAACCCCCGCCAGCACTGCATTAAATTTCCGCTCGCCGCTTTCATCGACTTTGAAGCCGAGCGACACGAGAAAATCTTTAATCGTCTCAGCGTTCATTCGCATCTCTCCATCTTGCGATCCGGTACTCGTTGTCAGCCTTCAGATCCAGCCAGTCATTCATTCTGGCGATATCCGCCAGGTCTACCGAACCATCTTTCAGCGCAGAGTAAGGGATGTACCCGGCATCCACCGGGCGCATCAGAAAGTCTTCACCATCAGGCAAAGAATCCAGCGTCAGTCCGCTTTCGGGGTGGGCGTCGCGTTGCCTGGGAGTTCTGGCAAAAAATTTCCCAGGCTATCGGCGACCACCCGCGCCACCAGTTGCAGCATGCTGAACAGATCAATGTCATCAAACATCAACTCTCCACTGCGGAAGACTGGCGTCCATTGTTTGCCGTTTTCACGCACCACCATAGCGAGACAAGGATGGATGATGGCGTTCGTGTCTTCTTCGGTGAGTTTTGACAGTTCGTCAGCGATACGCGGTAGCAGCGTGTTGAAAACTGGCTCCAACCGTTCCAAATTAACGGCCTCGCCACCTTCCTCGCCACCTTCCGGAAATAGCTCTTTTACACCTCCAGCCGGAAGAAGCTTTTTGATGCTGCTAAAATCAGCCATCAGGCCAGCGAGGATCGGTAATAATTTGCGGGATACCTTCAACTGTTCAAATACGCCCAGCTTATTGGCGCGGTAATTAACGCCTTTAATCGTGCATTCCATCGGTTAAAATTCCCCAAGCAGTTCATCAATTTTGATGCAGTCAAACACCCATGCGACCATTCCGGCGACTTTTGGGTTGTTCCAGTCTGGTTGTTTCTGGAAGGCCACACCGCGTGCAGTGGCGATATCACCACTTGCTTTGTTTCGGACCACAATGACGTTATTCCCCCAGGTGGAAGAGGACTGGCTTTGCGCGTTGTACATCAGCGAAAGCTTTTTATTGACCGGGGAAGTTTTCAGCAACGTAACGGTAATCGTGCCGCTCTTGCCGCCGTGAAGGCTATGCATACCCTCACCATCTGCGCCGATGGTCATGGTGTTTTTTGCCTCGGTCATCGCAACCACGATCCCCTCTTCAGAGTTCGCAGAGCCAGCACCGAGTTCAATAGCTCCCGTAGGACCAGCCAGGGAAGCCGAGATATCAAGAAACGAATAAGCAGACATCAGGACTCTCCTTAGCGAACCACTGTGATTGCCACGCTGCCGTAATGGACAGCACCAGCCAGTTTCCCGGCAACCTGAATCGGCACACCCTTACGCGCTTCACGATCGACCTGTAACTGGTCATCAACGTTTTCCGCCCAGGTGTAATAGCCTTTCGTCAGCATGTCGCCAGTGTTGAGCTGCCCCATCGGGCCCCCCGTCCATTTGCCCGGCGCAAACAGTCCATTTTGCACGGCTTTATCGAGCACCAGCTCAATGTTCGCAATACGGGTAGTGGTCCCGGCGTCGGTCTGAGGGATTTTGGTTGTACTGGTATAGAGCGTGTTGAAGTCGGCAGTCTGTACCGCATTCTGTAGCCAGTCGAGGCCGTGACGCTCGTCGAAGAAGTCACCATTGCTCATGACGCCCTGCTCAAGAATCGCTGTATCGTTCTCGTAGTAGACGTAAACGTTACAGTTCTTCGCTTCCAGGTTATTGGCTTGCGACGTACCCAGCGTTTCGTAGGTGATGCCAGGCTCCTGTTTAAATTTCAGGGTAATCGTTGTGTTGCTGCCAGTGAAATCAACAGTGAACGCACGCGCAAAGGCAGACAGGGCGGCATAGCGGCTACTGGTCGAATACTGAATAAACGTCCGGCTGTATTTCGCGGCTTTCAGTTTTGAGGCCAGATCTGTAGTTGTCGCCGCATCCAGGATCGTCGCGGCATCAGTGGTAATGCCAAAGATGCGGGAAACTGTAGATGCTTCAATCGCGGCGGATACGGTGATGATAGTGGCATCATCCGGATAATCCGCTTCAGGCACTGCCAGATGCAGACCATACCAGACGTTGTAGTCCATCAGCGCATTGACCGCTTCAAGAAGTGTTTCAACTTCGCCAGCCTCGCCTGTTTCAAGCGTTTTCACCCAGCGACCAACATACACCAGTGTCGGCTGTGGCTGCTGAGAGAACCAGATAACAGCGGCTTTATACTCTTCGCTGTCCACCCCGAAATCATCGCCAATATCATCAGGCGATGAGTAGGCCCGGAGGCGTTCGGCGATCGGGATGACGGTTGAATCACCCAGGATTAGCATCGAGCCAAAATTGCGCCCCTGCGCGGCCCGTGCGGAAAGCGTCACCGTCACGTTAGTGATACGGTTAAGGGGAAGCCCTTTTTCCATGTTAGTCTCCGGTAACTATCGTGACGTTAGGGTCAACGACAGATTTAACGTTGTAGGTACGGGTGTTTTTGCGGGAAAGGGTCACGGCAAGGTCATACCGGCGCACCCACTGGTTGTTGATCAATTCGGGGAGGTTTCGTATATCATCAGCGCTCACCAGCGACAAACCTGAGATTCGTCGCAACGTATCTGCGTTTTGATCTACAAACATTCCGTCACGAAACCGCGTGGCCATCCCGGAACCGCCGGGGCCATAGAAACAGAAAAGCACCTGGATGCTCTCCCATGACCATTGTTCGCTCTGCTCTTCGCTTACCTGGACATTTGCAGGTGTACCGGGTCGTGAGAGCGTGGAAAAGTTAAACCCGCACCACGTCTCACCATTCGGCGGTATTTTGGACTGTGGATCGGTAAACCGGGGCAATACCAGGTTAACCGCAATCCCTGTCACGCCTCTTACCCAGCGACTCAGTTGCTTTTCCAGCTCCTTATCGTACTCAGGAGCATCCCCGACGGGGGTAAGATACCCAGGCTCTGTGCTGTCGTTACTCAACGGGGTTCCCTCCGTTAAACTCCAGCAGCTCGCAATGTGCCTGCACGAACCCGGCACCGTATCGGGTGTACGGATCGACAAAGGTCACGCGGTACCGTCTGCCGCTGTATAAAACGATATCAGCGTCCAGTTCTGGCGTTGAGTCACTGGCTGGCATCCCCTGAGTTAGCCTGAACTGGGTAACAATGAGGATGGCGCCATTGATGTTTTGCCCGGCGGCCATTCGCTTTGCCTCAAGCGAGCGATCGACGGTTACGACACCAGAGAACGGAATAGCCTGCGCGGTATTGGTCGGAAAATTATCTTCGTCCACCGTCTGTACCTGTCGATAACACACCAGAGACAGGTCGACAAAGTCCGGATCAAGCAGAACATCAGTCACATCGAGAAACGGCATTATTTTTTCCTCACGACATACTGAATCGCTCTGAAAAGGAATCCGCGGGCACGTAACGGCTTATCGCCGAGGATGGGCGGTTTCATTTCTCTGCGCTTCTTGATGGTCTTTTCAGATAGTGGGGTCAGACGATCGCCTGCCTCAATGACAGCCTTTGAGGCATCACGCGCAATCTGGCCTGCGGCTTCAAGATGCATCGACGCCACATCTGCCTTACCTTCAAGCGCAGACTGAGCGGCCAGCTTTAAACGCTCGGTCGTTTTATCCCGGGAATCCTCAATGCCCATGTCCAGAAATGGCCTTGGCGGCAGAGTAACGGTCTCACCGTCTATCTCTACGGTTGCCCCGGTGGACTGGAGATACCCCAGCTCAGCGTTGCTCAGCGGCGCATCATCGCGCGGAGGACCTGCCGGGATACCAACCAGCACATCAGTGCCTGACAGTTGTTTCAGCGCATCCAGAACGACACTGTAATTGTCTTCCCGAATTGTGAGCCCGCTTTTCATTCCGGCGTCCCCAGTTGAACCGCTCCGGCACCAAACATCATCAGGTATTCCCAGAACTCCGATCCGTAACGGGAGTTGTTCCAGAAACCGGCATTAGGGTCCAGAGTTGCGCTTGCGTCATAACTGGCTGAAACCTTATCCACTGATTTCGCGGTCTGTATGCCGCTATTTACACCACCAGCAGTACCCACAGCTATACCACGCATATCGGCGGCGTAAAGGTACATGTAGTGCGCAACATACAGCCCGACGATGTAGGGAAAGATATCCACGCCAAAACGCGACTCACTCAGCATGGCATCAGCAAGATTCAGTCGAGCCTGGATCATTGGCGTGGGGTACTTTGTTCCGTCAGCGAACTGGGGGAAGGTTGCCCTGAACTGCTCAGGCGTCGGCAGACTTTGATTTCTTGCCATTAACGTTAGCCTCCGGCAATTGCGCTTCGAGTTCAGCAATGCGCGCGTCTTTCTCAGCGATTTTTGCTTCCAGCTCAGCAATGCGCGGGTCCTCTGCGACCGCTGGCGCTTCGCCATCCGGTGAGCAGTGCGCTTTTACGAACCAGTGCTCAGCAACGGTGTCATCGACGTCGTGGAAGCCAACCTGGAAATGCTTTTGCTCTTTGCCGTCGTTGAAGTTAAACGGGGAGAGTACGTAAATCTTTTTCATTGCAAGTCCTCATGAGCGGCCCTTTCGGGCCGCCGCAGGTTAGATGCCGTCGACGTAGGCCAGAGTTTCCGGATAAACCGGCTCTACTGCACCCAGCTTGCCGTAATAGGTTACGAGCTGATACAGGCCGCGATACTGGATCGGCACGCTCATCAGCGGAACCATCGGGAAGCGAACGTATTTCTTGTCGTTGGTGTAGAACATCATGCGATCAGAGTTCGACACGCCACGACCTTTCGCCCATTTCACCGGACGGATGTTCAGAGGACGCCCGTTCTGGTGGTATGCGATGGTGTTGGTTTCCAGATAGGTCAGCAGTGACTGGTTACCAGCGCTGGATACGATGGTGCTTGCCAGCAAAGAGAACTGCTCCGGCGGGATAAGCAGGTCCGTCGGTACCATGGAGTAAGCCGAGTTGGCCCACGCTGCACTCAGCCCGGCATTAATGCTCGCCCGGATTTCGTCAGCGGTGGAGGTCGCCCAGGTCTTCGCTGCGTTGGTCGGCGTTACCTGGGTCAGGTTCATCAGGCCTTTAACGTTCAGACCGGAATCGCCGATATAAACCTGCTCGTCCGTGTCCATGTTCCACTTCAGCTGCATGCCGTCGTACTTCTGCGTGTCGATCGGGCGACCAACCTGCGCAGCCGCCTGCAATTCGGGAACGGTCCAGCCCAGCTCCATACCCCACGGCGTGAGCGGGAAGCCAGTTTTTGCGATGTCGACGTTAAGTCCAGCCATCGCGGTCGCGGCTTTGCTCAGCCAGTTTTTACCGTTGGCATTCGGTGCACCGGCAGCGGCAAAGGTGGTGTTAGTGAACGAGCTGATCTCGTCAGCAATAGACACGTCTTCACGCAACTGGATATCGCGCGACCAGGTGTAATTCACCAGCGGCAGATTCAGTGTCTGATCGAGACGCTCCAGCTCATGGACAAGAAAGGCACCAGTGCCGTCGACTGTCGCCTGGTCAAATGTCATTGGCATTTGCGATTTCCTTAAATATTGAAGGCCAGCTCAATGTTGCCGCTGGTGTCGCCAGGGCCATTGAAGTAAGCGTTAGTGATCTGGACGGTATTCGAGCCATCAGCGGCGGCAAGGAACGCGCCGAGAGGGCTTGAGGCGGATGGTGTGGCCACTCGCATGTAGACCGGGCCATGCAGCGCAACGCTGGATGCATCCGCGCCGATGTTTACCGTGACGTAACCACGCACCAGGCAATCGCCGGTGAAGTTTTTACCGCTGCCTACCTGCTGGACTTTATCCGGCTGGCTGGCGGTCGGATACGGACGAACGTAAATGCCCACCAGCACCGACGCTGTATCGCTCGCAGCGATTGGCACAAATTTCCCGGAGGAAATCTTGCCGCCAAGGCCGTAAGCGGGGAAAAGGTTGGAGGAATCCAGCAGTTGAGGTTCAACCGTCAGATCCTGCGGACGAGAAATTGCCCCGGCGATGCCCGCTGGCATCCGGTAAAGAAATGTATTACCCATTGGTTAGCCTCGTTTAGACCAGAATTCCTGCGCGGCCTGATTCATACCGGCAATGGTTTTAACAGTGGTGGCAGTCTGCGTTTGCAGGCTGTCGACGGTTTTGGTATTGCGGTTTTTCGCCAGCTCAGAAACAGCCGTGAAAGCCATATCCACCGTGGCTTTTTTCAGCTTGCTGATATCGGCATCACCGACAATAGAGCGCACCAGAGATTGATCTGCAGAGGCGAGCACCTGGCGTTTGAACGCTGTCGGCTTAGCCTTTTCTGGCAACTGGATGCCTGGCTGAATCAGATCGGCGCGGTAAGCGGCATCACCGGTTACTTTGCCTTCCTCCTCTTTCTTCTCCTCTTCATCCTCGTCACCAGTGGCAGGCGTCGTGGTGCAGGTCATTTTATTGACCGCCTCAATCAGCGCTTTACCCCAGGCCGGGATTTCCTCCTGCTCGTCACCCGTACCGGCCAGCGCTGGCGCAGGCATAGGACTCTGAGGTGAAAGGTTAATGACCACTCCGCCGGGTGTCATAGAGGTCGATACATCGTTATCGCCCGTGACATCATCAGGCGGGTTGTCGATAAGATTCGCCATTTCGGCAGCGTCCCCGGTTTTACGGGCCTTCAGGAGCCGGGTAAACCAGTTTTTAGTAGTGCTTGGCATAGAATCCCCTATTGCACAACGTGAACCAGCCCGCCCGTTAGGGACAAAGGCCAGATGATTACCGGTTATCGCGTACTGCTCTGCGATGCCCGGCGAGATTTGTCGGTAGTCAGCGTCATAACCGCAGCTCACCTCTTCGTCGCCGTTCTCCACTGCCTGAATGGCCTCAGGCGTTTTGGCAATGACGTCCGCCAGCAGCAGGTCTGATTTATCACCCGCGCCTCGGCGAACATTCTGGATGTGGCCGTTAGAGAGTTGCCGCCAGTTTTCTGGCGTGACGAAGATGATGTTTCCGCTAAAGTCTTTGGGGTGGCCTATCGTGACGGCCATACCCTCAAACGATGCGATAGTGCGCTCGCTGAAAACTTCTTCAGGCGTGCGCTGTACGGTTATGAGTCCGTGGCTATCAGGCTGCAGGTCAGGCAGCTCCTCAGCGCCATATACCTGCTCACCAGTCCTTGCGATCGGGACGTCCTTAAACAGGACTGACCCATCAGCAAGTTGAAAGCGGGTATTACCCAGGCGGGTTTTAAAGAAATATTTCATGGGTTACCTGCTGAATTGCGGGCATTGAAAAGGCCGCTCATTGGCGGCCTGTTATTTTTAGGGTTCGGGGATTTGCACTTCTGGCCAGCAATCGCAGTTCGGCAGTGCGCCGCAGTGGCCGGTCATACCGTCAAGCGTTGGCGGGTTATCCCAGCGCACAAATTTATCTTTCATTCCTCGGTGCGATGGCCTGGTACCAGCCCCCTTGATGCGCCACCAGTACCCCTCAGAACCAACGGACAGTGCCCGAGCCTGAGTTAATGCGGTAGTGGCGCGGCCTATCTCAGTGCGGGCTATCATCCGCGCCCTGCTGGCCGCCACGTCACCGGATTGCATGATCATCTCGTAAAGCTGATCGGGGCGCTCACCATGAATGACAGCCTGTATCGCACGCTCCTGAATTTCCCTGACTCGTCCGGCCGCCTCTAATGGCAGAGACTTCATGTAGCGAATCTGTCGATAAACGATGTCCTGTGCGACCATGCCGACAGGAGTGTTACCAATCACGTCACGCAGACCAGCAGATATTTCTTCCGAAACAGAACGCCACTGATTCCACTCTTCACGCTCCACCTGGGCAAACATCTTTCGACCGACCATTTCGGCCCAGTCGTCGATCACCCCGGAGTAGTCAACAAGCGATTTAGCAATGCTCTCAGCGCTTGCCTGTGAACCATCGTAGGAACCCGTGACGATTTGGTTTATCTGGTCGACTATCGCCAGTAGGCTTTTCTGATACTGGACCTCCGATCGGCGGCGGAGGGCTGGTTTCAGATTCAGTCTCCTGCCACTGTTTCGCCGCATTCTGGATATCCTCATCGCTAATTGAAGCACCGATGCCGGTTACGTCAGACAGCTCGCGCAAATCGGTCAGCGCAGCAGCCGGCGACATTCCCAAATCACGCACCGCGGTTGCCAGAGCGGTGGTCGTGTTGGTTGCCACCGTAGAGCGATCGGTGTCGCTCATCTGCCACAAGGGGTTAAACTCAAAGGTGAAATCTTCCGGCAACGGCTCGCCAAACTCTGAGCGATGCAGTACATCGAATAACAGGCGGATGTGAGGCCGTAAATCTCGCTCCTGAAGCGTTCCCACGTCGTCGTAGTAGTTCGCGAGGTCAGCGTCACCGGTTGAAAACCCCTTCGGTGACTGGCGGAACAGGCGCACAAGAGGAATGCCAACAGCGCCCGCGATATCCTCTTTAAATTCACTAAGCAGATCTGACAGGCCCGCGAAAGAATAGGAATGTGTTTCAAATTCGTCCTCCGAATCAAACAGGGACATACCCTCGTTCGTCTGGTACTGGCGGACTAATTCCATTTGTTTAACCAGCGCTTCGAATGGCTTACCGCCCACGGCGATAATTTCACGCAGCTTTTTAATCTTTGCCGTTCGCAGGTGCGCCTTGTAGGCAAGCTGGGCGGCGCCGACGCTGGTGCTATCGTAGGAAGTCAGGCGATCGAAGATGCGCTCAACAATGGACATCCCCCACTCGTTTTCGGTGATTTTCTGCTGGTACGGCAGTTTCACACCATCCATACGGATCAGGCGGCTGTGGTGAACAGTCCACGCAGGCAGCCCCTGCGCCGTTGTCACGATTTCATAGAATTCAGGCTTGCCGAGGTTAGGGCCAAGCGCCTTAATGCGCCTGGTGAGCTGCGGGTTAATCATCCAGCGGTCAAGTACAGCCAGACCTTTAAAACTGCCCTTGCCAACCTTATCCAGCACCAGCGGCGTCAGCGGTGCCTGACCTTCAATCAGAATCAGCGCCACCGCCCCGCCATACAGCCGGGACCATTTCAGCGTCTCGTTGATGCAATCCCAAAGCTGAAGCTCATCGAACCGTGATTCCAGAATGCCACGACGTTTCGGGTCTATCTCACTGGTGATTCGCACGCCCTTTTTGGTCATATCGTCCGCTTTCGAATCGACTGCGGCGCCAATAATCCAGGAGGAACGATAAGCCCACTCAATGAGCAGGCGGTTGCGGCTGGTATAGTTCGCCCTGTAGGTTGATGCGGCATGCTGGTTAGGCTGCTGCATACCGACACGGGCAACAAAGTTATCGTACGAATCCGCCGTGGCGACTCGTCCTGTTTTCTTCGCCATGGTGACTATTCTCCGGCTTTTTCGGTACTCGTGGCGGATAGGATAATTTGTTAAAAAACGACCCGATTTAACATAATGACTGTTACCCGCACCAGCCGGATCCCTCCCATGATGAAATGTCCGCCAAAGGCTTATTTATCGGGGTTAAGTGGCTAAAAGCGCGTGAATAAAACATGCATAAACAGGGTCGAAAAATGAATAGCGTGAATTTTGCGTGAAACGGTTATTTCCAGGTATTTAGCTGTTTCCCAGCGCTTCCCAGATATCCATTGCCGTATCGGTTGGAGCAAACGCCATGATGAACGCGTCGGCCACGTTCGGCGATGGTACGTCACGCTTGGCGAGGTCTTTTTTGCTTTCGACCATCACGCGACCGTTTTTGTCGAAATCTCGGTGCGGGGTGGTAAGTTCCAGCTTGAGCTTTTCCAGCAGCGGACAGGATGAGTCAATGCTAATCAGCTCATCTACCGGGTACTGCTCGCCGTTCTTTACCGCGTTGAAGGTGTTACGGAAGCGATCCGCTACCAGCCACCAGGCTTGCGCTTTGAGGTTGGCGAAAAAATCCTTGTTCGGGATGCCAATGTATTCATAGTCCGGCTCATTCACACCAGCGCCAGCGTTGAAACGCTGATAGTTGATGCGGGATGCGTTCATGTTTTCGCGCTTACGATCCTCATTAATTTCTGAGAATTTCGCGCCAGCAGATGCCCCAACGCCGATTGAGTCGTAGACGATATCAGCATCGCGCTCCAGTGCTGCCTGATACGTACGCTGGCAGCTCTTCAGCAATTCGTCTTCTTTCGCCTTCCACTCATCCGCCCAATACACGACGGAGCCGTGACGATAGACGTTAGCGCACTTATCGGCGCCGCTATCGGCGACGTCGAAGCCAATACGCTTGCGCCCGCTTGGCTCGAAATTAAGGACTTTGTGGGCATCAACTGCCGCCTCAATCCATGACAGCTTGATAATGGCCGCATCATCATCCGACTCTGGCACGCCTTCGTAGACGTGCTTAAACCCATCCGGATCCCGGCGCTTAGCGGCTTCGATAACCTTCAGCATGGTGTCGGACAAAAAGGGGTTTTCATCGTAGTTGATTTTGCGTATCAGCGTATCTTCTGGCGGGTCGACCACAAAGTTACGCCAAACGAAATCAGTCACCAGTCCGGGGTTAAAGATAAACCAGCACTCTGAGCCCTCTTTCCGGATGGTAGGCTCCAGTATCTTCCACTGGTATTCCGTCAGCGCGTGGGCCTCTTCAAGCCACAGAACGCTGATACCTTCCAGAGACTTAATCTCTTCAATGTTGCGCCAGAGCCCATAAAAGACGAATTCAGACCCGGTCACCCGGTTAATGATTTTGTTGTTAAGAATGCGGAAACGATGCCGCAGGCCAAAGCGGTCAATCTGAATTTTGAGCAGGGTATACACCGACTCTTCAATTTTGTTCTGGATCTGACGCGCGCAACAAAAGCGAAGGCTGTATTTATTCGACAGAAATATGGCGATGCCAGCGGCATCCCATGATTTTGACGATGACCGGCCACCATAAAGCACTTTGTTACGCGCCTGCGTCGTCCAGAAGCTACGCAGGACCGGATTCAGCGTCGGTTTGGATGTCAGAGTAGAAGTCATTGAGGTCACGCTCTCCGTTGCCATCATCAATACCTGCATCACGGCGAAGACGATCAGCCTCCAGCGACACCTTATCAGTAGCAGCCTTGCGATAGTCTGTATCAGCAAATATTTTGCCTACTGTCGCCAGCGTGCCGACGATCGACTCAATACGAACGGTATTGCGCATCATGGCTTTGTCAGCAGCAACCATAAGAGCTGCCAGTTTATCCCGCGCCTCGTCACTTTCTGCATCTTCCATCAGCGTTAACCAGCGTCCGATATTTTCTGCAGCTGTCAGGTTATTCGCTCTCAAACGAAACAATTCGTCTTCCAACTGCAGCACCATGGCATCTTCAATTACGTCATCTTTGAAAAGCATTCTGCGGGCATACCCACCATGCTTTAACGCCTGCTGGTTACCGGGTTGAAATGGGTTAGTAGGGGGGTCGGTACGCATTCCGCGTATCGGTTTCGTTTCTGGAAGCGGCTCAGCTTTTGGTTGCGCGCTTTTTTGCGTACCGCCAGAGTTGACGGGCTTCTCGGTGGTACGCACCTTGCCTTTTTGCGTACCACTTTGCGTACCATTTTTGCGTACCTGCGTACCGCTATTGCGTACCCAGTCAAACTTTTTAGCCCTCTTCCTGATAGCCCCTTCAGTAACGCCGTATTTATCGCCTATATCACGGAGACTAAGGACTCCGGCCCGGTATGCCGATTCGATGGCCTCCCAGTCCGGTTTTGCCATAATTTTGTCCTCGCCTTGACATTATCGAGCCACCTCTGGAAGTGGCTCTGTAATGCCTTACTTCAGGCACTGCGTGGTGATGTATTCCTGCAGCGCCCTCAAGGCTGTTTGGTCGCTGACGATTCCGGATCGGATACCGAGAACGTTTCGTCCAGCAACTGCAGAGAGTTCGACGGTGGCATCATCGCCCATGCTGGCGGAGCCGGCGGTTTGGGTTGCGGCTGACACTGGACACTTTCCTTTGACGAGCACCCGACCACCATTATCAAGCTTGCGCTGCAGAGCATCATTTTTAGCTTTTTCATCGGCTAATTCCCTCGTGTATTTGGCATCGAGCGCTGCGACGTCACGCTGTCGAGTCTGCATGTCAGCAATGGTGTCGTTCGCCAGGCTGAGCTGCTCAGTCGCTTTGTCCCGCTGCCTTTTGAACTCGGCGGCGTTGTCGTGGTAGTGACTGACCAGCCAGCCGAGGCTGACTATCAGGCAGATCACAACGGCGCTGATAATGGCGGTTAATCGGCTCATTTCTGCCCCCACAAACAAACTTCGCGCTCAATCTCGCGACGAGTTACCAGGCCTTTCCACTGTTTGCCCTTGGCATAGGTCCAGCGGCGCAGCTGATCACATGCACCTTTCTGGTCGCCCTGGTTGATTTTGCGCAGTAGCGTGGAGGTCTGGAAATTGCCAGCGCCGACGTTATACGCGAACGAGTACAGAGCCCCACGCATTGTCTCGGGGATCGGCCTCTGGATGTACGGGTTAATCTGGCGGGCGACGGTGTTCAGGTCTTTACTGAGAAGCGCACGGCATTCAGCCTCGGTGTACTTTTTGCCGAGCATGATGTCTTTGCCAGTGTGGCCATAACAGACAGTCCAGACGCCTACCACATCCTGATAGGGGTCATAGCGCACACCTTCAAGACCATCGTTACCAGTTGGGCCAGTGATAAGCGCAGAGGCAATGGCTATGGCGCCACCGCCGACGGCAGCAATAACGCTATTCCTCAGTTTTGGTGTCATAGCCATTGAGCCGATCCTCGCGTTCTTTCCGCCGGTAGTACCAGTTCA